AACCTCCTGCTAGTTTTGGACAGATGGGCGGGATGCCTATGGGCGCACCGAAGCCTCCGATGGGTCCTGTTGCTCCGATGGCTGGTGATCCTCAGATTGGCCGTATGATTGGCGACAATGCGAGTGTTGGTAGTGCGCCTGTACAGATGATGAACGGCGGTGTTATTCCGTTGTTTGATGGTTTGGGTAGGTATTGATGCTGGACATGAGTTCTAAGCCTGTCATTGATTACCGTGTGATTACGAGCATTGGCCCGACTATATCTGGTGATATGTTGTATTTGGGCAAGATGGCTCATGCAGAGAGTTCGTTTTCACGTTTAGAGTTTAACGATGATAAGTTGTTGGCGGTTGCGGCAAACAACGCGAAGGACCCTGACCGCGTGATTTTCATGGCGTATAACGGCGATGCGCCTGTTGGCGTTTTTGTTGGCAATGTTGCTTCGTATTATTTTGGCCCTGATTTGGTAGCTGTTGACACGATATGGTATGTTATACCTGAACAGCGCGGCACTTATGTTGGGATTAAATTGTTAGAATTGTTTGAGAACTGGGCGAAATCCAAGGGCGCTGCTGATATTCGCATTGGTCAGAGTTCTACAATTAAACCTGAAGTTTTTGAGGGTTTGCTTGAGAAGCGCGGTTATAAGTTCATTGGCGCTAATTATCGTATGGGAACAAAATCATGAGAAGTTTATATAATCCATTTAGCCCATTGCGGTATATGAATTTATGGGAAGTTGCTGCGTTTGGCGATGACGATAGCGGTAGTAGCGGTAGTAGCGGTAGTAGCGATGACAATGACAACCAGACTACTACGACCACGACTACGCCAACAGCTACGCCTGAGTTTGATAGTTACTATGATGCGATTGATGCTGGTTATGGCGGTCAGGCGGTTAACATTGGCGGTCAGAATGTTATAGCGGCGACTGCTGATGGATATACTGGAAGTAGTTCTACTGCTGACACATCGAATCCGAACGCTGGTATGTCTATGGCAGATCAGTATGCTTCTTACGGTCAAGGCAACCAAGGAACTACTACAACCACTGATACTGACACTGGTGGCTATGATGAAGTTGGCACAAATTTTGTAGACACTGGCTCTACTGACACTGGTAGCAGTGGCATGTCTGAGTATGAGCAAGCGGCTTTTGGCACTACTCAGGAAGATTTCTACAACAACCAAGGAAATACTAATACTGGTTCTGATGATGCGAATAATTTAGATATAATGACCACTGCTGATACTGGCAGTTACGACGAGATTCCTACGGCGGCTCAGATAAACGCGTCTATTGGCTTTCCAGAGGACGAGGATTACACGCCTACGTCTGCTGAGTTAAATGCGGCAATAGCTGCTGCTGGGGGCGTTAATTTAACGGACCCTGAGTATGCAGTGCCTGTTGACTTCACGACCACTGCGAGTGGTCAGGATTACAACACTGTTGCGGAAGCTGACACTGACGAGTCTGGTTTTCAGTATGTTGCAGATATTGATCCTGTTACGGGTGAGAATACTACTGGAAGCACTCTTGCGTCCGACGATGTGGTGGTTGCCCCTGTTGATGACACTCCTGCCCCTGTTTATACGGATTCGGCAGGCGTTCCACATTCGACTCAAGCGGCTGCGGATGCTGCGGATGCACAATACGCTGAAGCGGCTCGACTTGAGAACGAGCGCATAGAGGCAGAAAAGGAAGCCGAGCGCATTCAGGCTTTAATTGATCAAGTTGTGGCTCAAGATAGCGCTCAAAATATTACTGCTGTTCCTGTGGCAGAGGACGCTGATTTAGGCGCGGCTTTAGAGGCTGCTGAAGCGTTTGATCTTGATAACAACATTATTACTGAAGGAATTATTCCTGATGACGCTCCAATTACTTATGATGGGAATCAAGAGTTAGGAGCTTCAGGAAAGTTAGATGATAGTCGTTATGATTTCGTAGATGATTTACCTGATGACCGTTTTGATTTTGTAGACGAGACTGAGGCTTTGCTTGCGGAGCTTGGCATTACTGATGTTGATTTGCTAGGTGATAACACCACCACTGATGCTGGCATTAACCTTGAGTCTTATGACGATGCTAATGATTTCGTAGAAACTCCTGTGACTAATTTGGATAAGGTTCAAGACCTTGTTGATTCTGGCGTTGACCGTAGTTTGGCTCAAGCTCTTGTTGAGTCTGGCGGCACACCGGGCGAACCAGCAGGAATTGATAAGTACGACTTTGGTAATGTTACAGAGCTTGAATCTAATATTAAGGGTACTAAGACCGCGCCGAGCGTAATTACTGATTTAGCTCTTGGTAGTGATGATGGTTCTACTATTGAGGCTGACATTGCCGCTACGCTTATGCCAAGAGAAACATTTGGTGATGTTGTTCTTGGTGGCGGCACTGATGACGAAAGTTACACGCCTACAAGCGCAGAGTTAGAGGCTCAACTTGCTGAACAGGGTTTGACGAATATTACTCCGGGTCCGTTGTCTGTTGAGGATCAAATTGCTCAGTACAACACTGGCGATCTTAGTGGAGTTAATTTAGACTTGCGAGACATAGGCCGTGAACTTGAGAATGATCTTTCGGCTGATCTTGCTATGGAGGGCATGATTAACACTGGTGTTCTTGATGATACGATTCTTGACTTAAATTTTGACCTTACTGATAATGATTCTTTAAAGAAATCTGATGGCACAAATTTCACTGGGCAATACAGAGGCGAAAGTTACGTTAATGGTCAGCCTGTGGCTTCTGGTGCAACGATACCTACTGAAGCTGAGATTAACGCGTTTAGAAATCAGGAAGATAGTTTTTCAATGTCTGGAGGCGCTGGTCCTGTAACCGCCACCGATACTTCAGGCACTTCTGTATCCACTTCTGGAACAACAGATAAAACTGGAACTGAAGCGTACTTGTCGGCTGTAAATAAAATATCTGCCGAGGGATACGATCCCAATGAGAAAGACAATTTAACTAATGCTGAACAGTACGCGCTTTACGGCGCACGCGGTCAGACACCCAACGCTGCTGAGTCTACTTACTTGAATGACTTGCTATCAGACGCAACGCATAAGGAAGATGGCCCTCTAGGTACTAATGGGAAACCAATTTATTCTGCTGGTGATAAAGTAACGGCGCAGAGCTTTGGCGAAAAACTTGAAGACGGCATTGTTGGATTCATTGATACATTCTTAAATCCTTTAAGTATTTTAGGAGATAAGTTCACAATTGGTGGCGCGAATGCGGCTAAAGTTGAAGCACAACTTGAGGCGTATAAGAACGGCGGCACGTTTATTTACAACGATGACGGTGCGGTTACTGGCGTTGCAAGTCCTAACTTTGATGCCAGCGGTGATGGCAATAACGACACGGTTGTTTTGTTTGACGAAAACGGCAAAAAGACAGTTACTGGAGATGGCATAGCAGTAACGGATGTTGTTACTTCAAACAAAAACACTGACGGTGAAGAGTTCGATATTGATATTGTTAGTTCTGTCAACACTTATAAAAATCCTGAAGACGAAGACGGAGAAGTGGTTGTAGAATCATCTGTAGTCGTTGAAGACGAAACTGGAGATGACGATGATTTCATCATCTGCGAAGAGGGTTTTGAGTTTGATCCAGTAGAGGGAATTTGTATGCCTATCGCTGGTGTTGGAGATGGCAGTGGTGCTGGCACGGGAGGCAGTAATCTTGGGGTTCGTGACATAAGAGAAAGCACTCCTGTAACTGGACGCCCAGTTCAACCGACTGCTGGAGCTTTAAAGATCAGGAAGCCAGCGCAGTTTGCGCAGGGCGGTATGGTAACTTCTAACATAGATAATTTCTTAGGAACACTTAGAGGTTAGGATGAAAGACCTTGATGACTTTTCAAAGTTTCTAACTGACGAGGAGTTGGCTAAAGTAGCTCCTATGCTAGAACGCTTGTCTACGTTGGATAAGAGGACTGAAAAGCACGACAATTTCATGAACTTTGTGAAGCACGTTTGGCCTCAGTTTATTGAGGGCAGGCATCACAAGATTTATGCAGAAAAGCTACAGGCTGTTGCTGATGGCAAGTTAAAGCGTTTAATTATTAATATGCCGCCTCGCCATACGAAGTCTGAGTTTGCGAGCTACTTGTTTCCAACTTGGCTTATGGGCAGAAGACCTGACCTAAAGATCATTCAAGCGACACACACGGCTGAGTTGGCTGTTGGTTTTGGACGTAAGATCAAGAATTTGATTGAGAGTGAGGATTTTAAGGATGTTTTCCCAGAAGTTAGCTTGGCTGGCGATGCCAAAGCGAGTGGTCGTTGGAGTACGAACAAGGGCGGTGAATACTATGCGGTTGGTGTCGGCGGTGCGTTGGCGGGTCGAGGCGCGGATTTGGCGATTATTGATGACCCTGTTTCGGAACAAGATGCGTTAAGCTCCACTGCTTTAGACAACATTTATGAGTGGTACACTTCTGGTCCTCGCCAGCGTTTACAGCCCGGTGGCGCGATTATTATCGTTATGACACGTTGGAGTATTCGTGACCTGACTGCGAAGGTTTTAGCCAAGCAGAGTGAGAAGGGCGCGGATAAGTGGGAGATTGTTGAGTTCCCTGCGATTATGCCGTCTGGTGATCCTTTGTGGCCTGAGTATTGGGGCTTAGAGGAATTAGAGGGCGTTAAGGCTTCTATCCCTGTGGGCAAGTGGAATGCTCAGTATATGCAGAACCCTACTGCTGAAGAGGGTGCGATTATCAAACGTGAGTGGTGGCAGCTATGGGAGAAGGAAGACCCTCCTACTTGTAGCTATATCATTCAGAGTTACGACACTGCGTTTAGCAAGAGTGACAGGGCTGACTACAGTGCTATTACGACTTGGGGCATTTTCCATAATGAGGAAACAAGACAGGATGATATTATCCTTTTGGACGCTGTTAGGGGCAGATGGGAGTTTCCTGAGTTAAAAGAACAAGCTCAAGATTTGTATAAATTGTACGAACCTGATATGGTGCTAGTAGAGCAGAAGGCCAGTGGGATGCCATTAACGCAGGAATTGCGCAGGATGGGCATACCTGTAACGCCTTTTACTCCTAGTAGGGGTGCAGATAAATTTACGCGAATGCACGCGTGCGCCCCTGTTTTTGAAAGTGGCATGGTTTGGTATCCTGAAACCAACTTTGCTGATGAGGTAATGGAGGAATGTGCTGCTTTTCCCAATGGTGAACATGATGACTTGGCGGATTCGATGACACAGGCTATACTACGTTTTAGACAAGGTGGTTTCATTATCACCCCAAGTGACTATGATGATGACGAAGACGCGGCTCTTTTTCGCCGTAAACGCGAATATTATTAGGAGATTATTATGGCAGAAAAAGAAGCAATTATGAGAGCCTTGCAGGAAGCGATGGGTGGTTCCACTCGCCCACGCACCCGTCCACCGGGTCTTGGTGGTTTAGGCGAATCTGGTAGAACCATTTCTAACGCTGATAGAAGAAAAATGATACTTGGTGGTTCTGGACGATCTATTTCAGATGCTGATAGAGCGATGATTCGGGGAATGCTAGGCGATCAAAGTTTGCGTGAGAAAAAACCAACTGCTGATCCGATGGCTCTTTCTCCTGAACAAATTAAAATGCTTGAGCAAATGATGAAGCAACAGCAAATGAAACAAGGCGCTGCTGAACGCAAAGCATTTCCACCCCCGTCTATGATGAATAATGGTGGTGCAGTTCGTAAAAGAAAACCCAAAAAAGGCTGTGTCATGAAAGGACGCGGCGGCTCATATAAAGGAATGAAATAATGGCTAAAATGAAAAGAAACCAAGATGACAAAGATTTATTAATACAGTTGATGGAGTCTCTTGGGACTGATGGGTTGAAGCCTACATCTAAAGTGTCAAAAGACATTAGTGATCTAGTGGAAAAAGAGCTTGGCAAAGGTATTAGTAAGAAAAAACCTCGTGCTTTTAATAACGGTGGTGCGGTCATGTCTGGTCGTGGCCCTAAATTTAAAGGAATAACATAATGTCTAAGAAATTAAAGCCTGTCCCATCTGGCAACAAGGGCCTTCCTAAATTGCCAAAAGATGTTCGTAATGAAATGGGATTTTTCAATCAAGGTGGTAGCGTTGAAGTCAATGGCGTTATGCAAGAGTATTACGCGCAGCCTCAGACAGCTTCTACTGAAGGCGCAACGAGTGCTGGTAACGCTCGTGGTGGTGGTGCAGCACTTCGTGGAACTAGATTCTCTGGAGTAAAGTGATGCCCAAAGTAACCATAGATATTCATCTACCTTATGACGATATGCCAGAATACGAGATGCCTGAAGATGAGGTTTTAATCGTTGAGGATGTCGATGAAGAGGAAGAATCAGACGAAATCGTTATTACTTGCCCTACTTGTGGACAGGTAATTTCCGAAGATATTGAGGACGATTGATTTGCGATTATCCCTCAATATTATAACAGGAGTCTAAAATGGCGATTGAACAAGGATTAGGTGCTGGTGGGCTTCCTGACGAGCCTGTTGTTGAAGACAACACTCGTATGATGGAAATACCAGAACTTCCTGCATCTCCCGGCGTTACTGAGCTTGATGACGGTAGCGTTGTCGTGGGTGAGTATGAAGAAGAAAAAGAACCTGTAGAAGAAATTGAATTTGAGGGAAACCTAGCCGATATTATGGACGAGGGGGATTTAAACGATATTTCCTCTGACCTTGTTGGCTCTATTGAAGACGATCTATCTGCTCGTGAGGATTGGGAAGACACATACAAGAAGGGCCTTGAGTTCCTTGGTATGAAGACTGAAGAGCGTACAGAGCCTTTTGAGGGTTCTTCTGGCGTTATTCATCCGTTGCTTGCTGAGAGTGTAACGCAGTTTCAAGCTCAAGCATACCGCGAGATGTTACCTTCTACTGGACCTGTTAGATCACAGGTTGTTGGTGCGCAGAACGAAATGCTTGTTAAGCAAGCAGAGCGCGTAAAAGATTACATGAATTACATGATTACTTACGAGATGGAAGAATACGATCCAGAGATGGATCAGATGTTATTTTATCTCCCTGTGATTGGCTCTACATTTAAGAAAGTTTATTTCGATCCTTTGAAGGGTCGCGCTGTTAGTAAATTCATTCACGCTGAAGACATCATTGTGCCATATGGCGTTTCTGATTTTGCATCAGCGCCTCGCATTACACACCGTTTGTCTATGGACTCTAATGAGGTTCGTAAGCTGCAACTTGCAGGTTTTTATCGTGACATTGATCTTCCAAGTTATTCTGAGGGCAATGATAGTTCTATGGGCGAAGTTGAGGAGTCAATTGATGACATCCAAGGCGTTCATCCTTCAGGGCCTTCTGAGGACCTTACACTATACGAAGTTCATACATCTTTGGACATCGAAGGATTTGAGGACTTAGGACCTGATGGAGAGCCAACAGGATTAAAACTGCCATATATCGTAACTATTGTTGCTGATTCTGGCGATGTTTTATCTGTTCGTAGAAGCTATGATCCTGTGGACCCGATGAAACGTGCGAAACAATATTTCGTACATTACAAGTTTCTTCCGGGTTTAGGGTTTTATGGCCTTGGTCTGACGCACATGATTGGTGGCTTGGCACAGGCTTCAACATCCATACTGCGTCAGCTTATTGATGCGGGAACGCTCTCCAACCTACCAGCAGGCTTTAAAGCCCGTGGCGCTCGCATCCGAGATGAGGATTCTCCCCTTCAGCCCGGTGAGTTCCGCGATATTGATGTGGTTGGAGGGACCCTGCAAGGCTCTTTGATGCCCCTCCCTTTCAAGGAGCCTTCAGGGACTCTTTACAACCTTCTAGGCACGCTTGTTGACGCTGGACGTAGGTTCGCTTCTATGGCTGATATGAAGGTCGGTGAGATGGGTGGAGACACGCCTGTTGGAACCACTATGGCTATTATGGAACGCGGCACAAAGGTTATGTCTGCAATTCATAAGCGTCTGCATTATTCTCAGCGTATTGAGTTTAAACTTCTGTCCAAGATTTTCTCTGAGACAGTGCAGGCTTATCCTTATCCCGCAGATATGCAGATGGGTCCAGAAATCTTCTCGCAAGACTTTGACGCTCGTGTGGATGTTCTGCCTGTTTCCGATCCCAACATCTTCTCTATGTCCCAGCGCATTGCCTTGGCACAAACAGAGTTGCAGTTGGTTCAGTCTAATCCACAGATACACGGTGGCCCACAGGGGTTATATCAGGCGTATCGTAAGATGTACGAAGCGTTGGGCGTAACTAACATTGATGGCATTCTGCCACCTCCCCCGCCTCCTCCACCTCCAGTTAATCCATCTAAGGAAAACCAGAACGCTCTGATGGGCGCTCCTTTGCAGGCATTCCCAGACCAAGACCACGAGGCTCACATAGAGGCTCACATGGCTGTTATGTCTACTCCTGCGATGCAACTTAACCAACAGGCTATCATGGCTCTACAAGGCCACATACAGGAGCATATTGGTCTATTAGCCGAAGCACAGGCGCAACAGGAAGTTATGTCTCAGATACCACCAGAACAAATGCAGATGATGCAGCAACAAGCTCAGATGATGCAACAGCAAGGACAGATGGGTGGACCGCAAGGACAACAGCCTCCTCCTGATCCTATGGCTCAGTTTAAACCACAGATTGACTCTCTAGCGGCACAAATCATTGCTGACTTGACTGAAGAGCTTGTGCAGGCGGTTACGCCACCTGAACAGTCTGATCCTCTTGTGGATATTAGAAACCAAGAGCTTCAGATTAAAGCTGCTGATTTAGAGCGCAAACAAGCTGAGTTTGAAGCGAAGCAAGAGTTTGCTCGTGAGAAGGAACAGAATGATGTTCTAACCGCACAACAGAGAATTGACGTTTCCGAAGCGGCGTTAGCCGACAAAACTAGAATTGCAGAAAATCGTATTCAAACACAGCGAGATATTGCGGCTCTAAATTCCAGCATGAAAGGACAATGACATGGGATCAGTAAGAGATAAGATGGTTGAACAAATTCGTGCAGC